AAGGAGCACCAACGGGTGGAGCTTTTAAGCAAGCAAAAAAAACTGCTAAAAAAGTAGCTGTTGGTGGTATTATAAAATCAAACAACATGGGTTTGTTTGGAAGAAAATAGGAGGGCAATATGCCACAAGGTAAAGGAACGTATGGATCAAAGAAAGGAAGACCACCAAAAAAAATGAACAGAGGTGGTATGTCAACAGGAGTAAGTAGATCAAGAGTAACGCCGGGTCAAAAAAGTGCAATCTTTAGAGGTAGACCAGACATGCCAGATGTTATGCTAGATAGAACTAGGAGCGGTGTTTTAGATACTGCTGCATTAGCAGGTAAAAGAAGACCCGGAATGCAAAAAGGTGGTGCTGCTGCTGTAGCAATGCCTAAAATGATGTCACACGGTGGAGCTTTAGCAACAGCTGAAAGAAAAGCACTTGGCGTTGGCTCTGTGGGCAAAGAAGTTATGAAAAAACTAGGTTTAACCAAAGGTGCTATTTCTGACAGAGAAATGGAAATTTTTATAAAATCTTCACCTAAGAAAAAGAAACCCATAAGAAGAGGAAAACCCGGTTATAACCGTAAGTAACCACGATGGCGACATCCAGCAGTAAAGATTTTGAGCCTGATGTAGCTGAATACATAGAAGAGGCTTACGAGCGTTGCGGTATAGAGCTTCGTACAGGTTACGATCTTAAAAGTGCTTCCAGAAGCCTTAACATTATGTTGGCTGAGTGGGCTAACAGAGGTCTTAATCAGTGGACTATTGCGGAAAAAACTGTGCCTATGGTTGCTTCTACTACTACATACAATGTTGACAGCACCAATGCTACTGCTCCTATTGATGTTTTAGATGCTTTTATAAGAGAAACAACAAATAGCGAAACCACCGACATACCATTGAGTCGTTTGAGTAGATCAGAGTATGCACACATAACCAAGAAAGGTTCGACTGGCAAACCCAATCAGTTTTTTATCAACAAACAATTAACACCGACTATTTCGGTTTATCCAACACCAGACGTTTCTAGCACTTACACTGTACACATGAATGTACTTACCAGAATGGATGATGTTGACTTAGCTACTAACACAATGGACATGCCTTTTAGGTTTTATCCTTGCTTGACTGCTGGGCTTGCTTATTACATATCCATGAAGAAAGCACCACAACTTACTGGTCAGCTTAAAGCTATCTATGAAGAAGAGTTTGACAGGGCTTTATCTACCGATGAAGACAGAACGTCTTTTAAAATAGCTCCCAATTTAAACAATTACAACAACGCATAATGGCTTTTGCATCCAACAAAAACGCTTATGGTATTTGCGATATAACAGGTTTTCGTTATAAAAGAAAAGACATGAAAAAAACTTGGGATGGTCTAATAGTAGGACCTGATCAATGGGATGCTAAACATCCACAATTACAACCCAGTGCACCGCCTTCAGAACCAGAAGCAATAAAAGACGCAAGACCTGACACAAATGACACCAATAATATTTTTATGGTTTATAGTAATGTTGGAAGTGGTAAACTTGGAGCAGAATTAACCTCTTTTGAGCTAACGACTAGCCTAGGGGCGGTTACAATAACAATATGAGTTTTACATTAGCAACATTAAAAACAGCGGTTCAAGATTACTTACAGGTTTCTGAAACTACTTTTACTACACAACTGCCTACCTTTATTAAAGAAGCCGAAAATCGTGTATTTAATATGGTACAGCTTCCTTACCAAAGAAAAAATGTACAAGCAACTCTTACTACAGACAATAGATTTTTAGCAACGCCAACAGATTTTTACGCCCCCTTTAGTCTTGCGGTTATAAAAACCAACTCATACGATTATTTAGATTTCAAACATGCTTCTTTTATAAAAGAGTATTCTCCTAGCTCAACAACTACTGGACAGCCTAAGTATTATTCTCAATTTGACGATACGTCTTTTGAGCTTGCTCCGATTCCTGATGAAGCATATACTATTGAATTACATTATTTGTATAAACCAGCCTCGTTAACGAGTGGTAGTGACAGCGGTACAACAGTGTTAAGTTCTGATTATCCAGATGCTTTACTCTATGGTACTTTGGTTGAAGGAGCAATCTTTCTGAAAGAGCCCCCCGATGTCATTGGTCAATTTGAGGCTAGATTTAAGGAGGCAGTAGGAAGGATGAAAAATCTATCAGAAGGTCGTGGCACACGAGATGAATATAGATACGATCAGTTTCGCACTGGCGTATCGTAGTGCCCCCCATAAAATCATTAAAGGGCAAGAAAATTGCTCTGATAGGTCTAGGCGTATCACAAGTTGACTTTGCTATAGGTTTAGAAAACGGCAGAACTTGGGATGAAGTTTGGACTATTAATTCAGCAGCTGCTGTTTATCAAACAGACAGAATGTTTATGTTAGACCCAGCAAGTCGATTTTTTGACAGCAATGATGCTGGTAAACAAACAAGTGTTTTAACCAGAATACTGCCAGATGCTAAATATCCTGTTTACACATGTGAATTAGACAAAAGAGTGCCTACGGCTGAGGTTTATCCTATTGAAGAAGTTTGTAACGCTACTGGTTGTGCTTATCTTAATAACACAGTAGCTTATGCCATAGCATTTGCTTTGTGGAACGAAGTGGCTTCTATTGACTTGTATGGCATAGATTTTTCTTACAAAGAAAACATGCACTTTGCAGAAGCAGGTAGGGCTTGTGTGGAGTTTTGGATTTGTAAGTGCATGGATGCGGACATAATGGTAGGCATTAGCTCACGATCCACAGTATTGGATTCAAACGTAGTAGCAACCGATAGGTTGTATGGTTTTCACAGACTGGACAAACCATTAGTGGCTGTGCCACACGAAGGAAAGTGGATCATAGGACCTTACGAAACCATAGACGAGAAGTTGTCTGAACATGGTTTAATATTAGACAGAGATGAGGAGCCACCAGAGCCATACAAAGGATGACCGATAGTTTTATACAATTAGGACAAGTGGGTGTTCACACAACTCAAAACAAAGGTCATGATGCTGAATTTTGGGCAGAACAAGCCACAAAGAAGATATGTGAAATTTCTATGGACGCACCTGAGCATGTCAAACAACAAGCTATAGCTTTTCAAAACCAAGTTTATACTGTAATCTTACATAGTATTAAGAACGCAATAAATTCTAAAAATGTGACGTATGTGAATTTATTAAGGCAACAAGGTCATGATGACATGGCTAAGATAATTAAGGAGCTTTAAGAAATGGCAATAACATCAGCAATAGCAACCAGTTTCAAACAAGAAATACTTGTAGAAGGTCACAATTTAACTAACGGAGCTGACTCAATTAAGTTAGCTTTATACACATCATCAGCAACAATGGGAGCTGGTACTACTGCGTATTCAACCGCACAAGAAGTAACTGGTACTAACTATACTGCTGCTGGTGCAGCTTTAACAAACGTAACTCCAACAACATCAGGTACGACAGCTATAGTAGACTTTGCTGATTTAACCTTTGGTACAGCTACTGTGACCGCTAGAGGTTGTTTAATCTATAACTCAACTAACTCTAATAAAGCGATAGCTGCTATTGATTTTGGAGGAGACAAAACTAGCACCGCTGGAGACTTTACAATCGTTTTTCCAGCAGCCAGTGCAACTGCTGCTATTATAAGAATAGCTTAAATTAATTTTAGTAATGGTAGAGTTAAGAAATGCCACTCACAAAATTTAATTTTAAACCGGGCATCAACAAAGAAGAAACTGATTATTCTAATGAGAATGGTTGGGTAGATGGCAATTTAATACGTTTTAGAAAAGGTGGCGTAGAAAAAATTGGTGGTTGGGCAAAAAAAAGTGCAAACATTTTTTTTGACACAGCAAGAGCATTGCACAGTTGGATTTCTCTTGGCGGTTTTCGTTATCTTGGGTTAGGCACAACTTCTAAATATTACATAGACAGCGGTGGTAATTACAACGACATTACTCCTATTAGAGACACCACAACCAATGGCATTGTGTTTGCAGCCACCAATGGCTCATCATTAATAACAGCCACAGACTCAGATCATGGAGCAGTCGTGGGCGATTGGGTAACAATAGCCAGTGCTGTGTCACTAGGTGGTGTTATTACAGCTGCTGTTTTAAACAAAGAATACCAGATTAATGGTGTTGAAACTGTAAACACATTTACGTTTACAGCCACAGATTCTTCTGGCGATGCTGTTACAGCCAATAGCAGTGACGATGACAATGGCGGTGCAGCTACCGATGCTGTTTATCAAATAAATTCTGGATTAGATGTTTTTGTGCAATCAGCTGGTTGGGGTTCTGGAACTTGGGGTGCTGCTGGATTTGGTGCAACTGCTTCTCTTGCTGATGTTGGACAATTAAGATTGTGGACACACGACAACTTTGGTGAAAACTTAATCATCAATCCAAGAGCTGGTAGCATTTACAGGTGGGTTGAAAACAATGGCTTATCTACCAGAGCAGTTAGTTTATCAGGCACATCTGGTGCTAATTTAGTGCCGACAGTAGGTTTGCAAGTCATAACATCAGAAACCGACAGGCATCTTATAGTATTAGGAGCCGATCCTATATCTGGTAGTGCTAGGACGGGTGTTGTAGACCCTATGCTTATAGCCTTTAGTGATTCAGAAAACGAATTGGAGTTTGAACCGCTGTCAACTAACTCAGCTGGTTCTTTGCGATTATCAAGTGGTTCTTTGATAGTGGGTGGTCTTAAATCAAGACAAGAGGTGTTAGTTTGGACAGACACAAGTTTGTATAGCATGACATTTATAGGACCGCCATTAATATTTGCTGTGAATTTAATCAACGAAGGTGCTGGATTAATAGGACCTAAAGCTGTTGTCAATGCACCTAATGGCGTTTACTTCATGTCAAAAAATGGCTTTTATCTTTACAACGGTGCAGTACAAAACCTGCCTTGTTCGGTACAAGATTATGTTTTTTCAGACTTAGATTTATCACAAGCTTACAAATGTCACATTGCTTTAAACAGTGAGTTTTCTGAAGTATGGTTCTTTTACCCATCCATAGAAGATGACACTAATGAAATATCACGCTATGCCATATACAACTACGAAGAAAATTCTTGGTCGATAGGTTCTTTAGTTAGACACGCTTGGTTAGATGCTGGTATAGAAAACAAACCAATAGCTTCAGGCATTAGTTCTTCAACAAATTATCTTTACACTCATGAAACAGGCTTTAATGATGATGATAGTGCTATGGATGGTGTTTTTATAGAATCAGCAGACATAGACATAGCGGATGGTGAAAACTTTGCTTTTGTTAAAAAAGTCATACCAGATGTTTTGTTTACTTCAGAAACTGGCACTTCGCCTATACCTGCCATGAACATAGTTGTTAAAAGCAGAGACTTTAACAACGATTCTTTGACTACAAACTCAACCTGTCTCTTATACACATCTGACGCTGCCG